TTGGTTTTCATAATCCTGCATTTCAGGTTCGTCTTCCATCAGCATAGCCTCTCCGTTGGCGTATGCCCAGTCAGCCAATTCACTATAAAACTCGGCTGCATCTTGCTTCTCCATATCAGAGGCAAGCAGGTTGATTTCCTTTTTCAGATTCTCTAAAATCTTTGTGTTTCTATTTTCCATATCCTATCAGTTTGCCGGAGCATCAGGGTCAATCTGAATGAGTGATACCATGCTCACGGGGTTAATCGTTTGCTTTTCTTTCCTGGGCTTCAAGCCGCCTTTCCGTTGTATGGACCGAAGCTTTACCGCCAGTTCATCCAGTTCGTCCACCGTAATCTGTCTGAACGCTTTGCCGACTATTCGGGGATTACTGCAGAAGTCATTGATTCGTGCCCAGTCGGATGTATCTATGCCCAGCTTCTGCATCAGGTTCAGACAGAGACTCCGTTTCCGCCGCAGCTCCTCACGCAGCTTCTGTCGCCATTCGTCTTGTCCGCTCAGCTTCTCCAGAGCCGTACAGCAGGCTTCATACTCCTTGGCTGTCATTTCCTTCAGACTGTCCGTCCGGTTCCACGTGTACTGCAGCACAATGCTTTTCTTGAATTCTTCCCGGTCTCCTGTACAGGGAAGCTTGTTGAACAATGTGTAGAACCGGGCGAAATTGGTTACTTCCTGTGCCATGTCATTTACCATTAAGAATCATTTCACATTCCGTTGATTTGGTACTGACACGATAAATTATCTTATCCGGCTTCACTGATTTACCTTTGTATTCAGCCTCAATTTGCTTAGCAAATATCTTTTTGAACTCATCACCCATTTTAGAAAGTATTTCTTTATTGTACTCCCCGCAAAAACCTATGCGTGAGGATTGGATTTCACGAATTGTTCCTCTATATACCGTAGCGGTCAACTTCATCACCACAACACCGGTTTCCATTTTTATTTTTCCCATATCGACTAATTTTATTCAAACAACACTTTAATGCCACACGAACTGGCCACGTCAAGTTCCAGTTTGGCTCCCTTGCTCAGTTCCCAGTCCTTCAGCATATAGATATAGTCACAAGCCAGCAACAGGGCAATGTCGGCCCGCATGTGGGCTCTCCAATGAGCTTCATCCGGCAATCCGTTCCTGAAAGGGTTTACAGGGTCATAGCCTTGTGCCTTCAGTTCCTCCTCGGCACGGCTGAAGGCTTCCTTGCGCTCATCCATGTCATAATGCGCGATAGCTCCGCTGATGTACACCTTCCCGGCACCGGTCGCCTCACCGCGCTGATAAGCCTTGTGCCGTTCCCACCGTTCCGGAACGACCACACTGTAGTTGCACGATTGGCAGCAGCAGCCTTCTTCTTTCACCGGGAACGGATTGTATCCGTAGCCCTCATACTCTTTGCCGCAGATGCAGCACACTTTCTTTTCTTCTTTCTTTTCCATCACTTCAAATCTTTAATGTTTATTTGGCAGGACGGATGCCATACCTGAATATTCCGAGCAAACATCACATCCCTGGTTTCTATCACTACGTGTCCCTTTGTCTTGGCCCTGCGCAGACGGAGGTCGCTTTGTATGTTACGTTCTACCCAATCGTCCACCACGGCCTCCGCTTCCTGTTCTTTCAGGAGTATCTGGTACAGCTTATTCTCCCATTCCATCATTCAAATAATCCTCCATATTATCGTCCTTCAATGTTTTGGCAGCACCTTCTTCCCATATCACGTAGGGCTCACCGGGCCGCTCCATAAAGCGGCTTTTGCACCAGGCTTTGAAACAGCTTACCATGATTTTCACATCGGCATCATATTCCACCTTGCGGGCGCTTCTACCTGCCGGATGAAGCCCCTCGGCATGGCTGATGAAGATAAACAGTTTCTTGGGATGACGTTCCTTGAACTCCTTGTAGGTTTTGTAGTTCAAGCCGCTGTATTGGAAGCTGTCGATAATCACGATTCCGGGACTGCCTCTGCGCCGTAACCGTTCCTCCAATTGCTCCATCGGTTCCCGGTCAAGGATAATCAGCTTCTTTTTCACTTCACCCATCTTGTGCCGTTTCAGGCTCATCTGGAACGACAAACCGGTACTTTCTTCCAAACTGTCATAAATTACGCGTCCGAAGCTACACAGGTACTTGGCCAGCTGCATCACAAAGCTGCTCTTACCGTTTCCGCTGGCTCCCCAAATAATCCACACGCCGCTCTTGGCCGGGTTGCCTATCGAGGTTTGCCAGTCCCCGGAAAACTCGAACCGGGGAATCTTCATGTTCAGCACCTCACCGGGACTGTAGGCTCTCTTCAGTTTCACGGTTACCTCCTTTCAATTCTTCAATAAGAGCATCAGCATAGTCCACAGCAAGTCTGGCAACTTGTTTTATAGACATTATACCTGATGAATTGCTTCTTACTACCGGAAGCATGCTTTTGGCAATTTCATATCTGCGCTGTTCCCAGTCTATCTCATTCGCTTTTCTCATCTCGCGATGGATACCGATAACAGCATCCATCGCTTGCATTTCTATCTTGCTTATCATGCCTGCATCCTCCTTAATTTTTCGATTTCGGTATATACGCGCCGCAAGCCGCCTCCGGTGCTATGAACAATCTTGGCAATGTCGGCACCGTCCGGGGCATTGATTTTTGCGACGATGGCAGCCTGTGCCTTCAGAAACTTTTCGCGTTCCTGCGCATCGTCCGGGGTCACCTTGCTGTAGGAGTCACCGTAGCGGCTCAACATTTCGGTATAGCCCACCTTCTTGCCTTCGATGGCGCGGTTGATCTTCTCCTTTAATCCGTCGGCACCCATCATATACCAGGCACAGCAGCGTTCCGTAGCGTTCCAAAGCGCCTTTAACTCCAGGAAGGCTTCATACTGCAGGTCCCCGGCTTCATCCAGGATAACCAGGGGCGTATCAATCGTGCGCAGGTAGGCCACCAGATCCTCATACACGTCGCTATAGCGTCCGTTGCTGGTCACACCGAATTCCTTGGCAATGTAGCGTATCAGCTTCAGTTTGGTCTTCACCTGGCTGCAGTCCACATATACGGCGTGCTTGTGCTGCTTCACGTAAGCTTTCGCTGTAAAGGTCTTGCCGATATTGGGCATATCGCACAGGATGGCACTCAGCCCGCTTCCCTGGCACACTTCCAGCTGCTTGCTCACAAACACGTAGGTCGGGGTCTGTGCTGCCAGCCAAGGTATTTCTGTACGCAGTTGCACGCCTAATCTTCGGGCTATACCTACCCAGTTGGCATCACTGACCTGCTTTTCATAATTGCCCCGCTTGATGGCATTGTAAACGCTGGGGGCTATGCCCAGTGCCGTGGCATGGCGGTTGTCACTGGGATAATTTTCACGGTCGGCGGCTATCGCTGCCACAATACGTTGCTTTACTTCATTTGTTATTTCCATTTGAATGCTGTTTTAAATTCGTTCTAACGTCGTTAATTATATCTTGGCTACTGCATCATGCTCGAAGGCACTGATGTCCATATAGGCTGAGTAATCTTCTTCCTCGGCTTGTGCAGGAAGGGGAACGGCTTCCGCCTGTACCTCTGTTATCAGCTTTGCTTCCTCTTTGGCAAGGATGCCCACACGCTTGATCTTGCCGTCCTTCATCATCTTGTCGAATTGAGCTACATACTTGGACTGTTCGGTATAGGCTGCCTTGTCGTACTCGGTCTGCTCGGCTGTATTCTCATTGTAACGGGCTACGGGCTTGCAGGTGGCGATATATCGTCCGTTCTGGTAGATATATACCTCGTTGATGGTTCCGTCGGCATCGGGCAGATAATAGGCATCTACCTTGTAGTTCCTCGGCTCCAGCTTTTCGATGATTTCCGGGCTGGGCAGTCCGTATTGGTTGTACATCACCGTGCAGTAGGTGTTCTGCCG